AAGTAGGTAAACCCTCTTAATAAGGACTATAAAAAATGTCTCAAACTACTCAAAATACTACGGCTTTTATCGAAGCCCAACAGTATTCTCAGTTCATTCTCGATAACCTGCCGGATTATCTTCTGCCGGAAGGCATGTGGCGTGATGTATCGGACTTCGGTTCTGGTACTACGCTGAATATTAAAACCGTTGGTGCGGTAACCATTCAGGATGCGGCTGAGGATACTCCTCTGGCGTTCACCCCGATTGATACCAACACTATCACTCTGACTATCACTGACTATGTTGGTGATGCTTGGAAGGTCACTGATGACCTGCGTGAAGATGGTTCTCAAGTTGATACTCTGATGGCTATGCGTGCGATGGAATCCACTCGCGCTCTGGCTCAACATCATGAGTCTCGTTTGTTCTCTGTGGCCAATCTGGCACAAACCAATGCAAACGTGAACTTGGTGAATGGTCGTCCTCACCGTTGGATTGGTGGTGGTGCTGGTGTTACTACTCGCACTATGTCGTTGACTGACTTCATTGCTATGAAGTTGGCTTTTGACAAAGCAAACGTCCCCGCTGGTGGCCGTATTGCTGTGGTTGACCCGATTGTTGAAGCTTCTATCAACTCTCTGACCAATCTGGTTAACGTGTCCAACAACCCGATGTTTGAAGGCATTGTGACTGAAGGTTTTGCTCGTGACCATAAGTTCGTTAAGAACATCTTTGGTTTCGACGTTTACACTTCTAATCACCTGCCGGTTAAGACTGCTACTGAAGCAATCAATGCGTCTTCGTACAATCTGGCTAATACCACTGCACAAATTGGTGACGTAGCTAACGTCTTCATGTCTGTAACTGATGACTCTACTAAACCGATTATGCACGCATGGCGTCGCGCTCCTAAGACCGAAGGTTGGCGTGAATCCGAACTCCGTAGCGATATGTTCCAAGTGACTTCTCGTTTCGGTTTCGGTGCTCAACGTGTTGATACGCTTGGTGTTATTCTGACCAGCGCCTCGGCATACTAATTCTAGGTAAAGGAGAAAAAAATGTCTTTGGAAAACTCTAATGGTCTCGGTGTTCTGACTCACTACGGTGTGCGTACTGTTGACCCGAAACATGGTGGTGAAATGTGTGATGAGGTCATCAAGACTGTCCAGTGGACTTTCTCGTACAATGACCTCCCCGCAGGTGCCACTACCAAACTTGGTTATAGCATCCCTGCCAACTCTACCATCTTGATGGCTAAGTTGCAGATTATTGATGCCTTTACCTCTACTTCTACCACCACTGACCTCACGGTTGGTCTGGAACAAGCAGATGGTACTGACATCGATCTGGATGGTCTGATTACGGCGGCTCAAGCCACCCAAACTACTATTGCAGTTGTCAACTCTGTTATCGATGGTGCTTCCGGTACTCCGGCTGCTCTGATTGGTACTACGATTGGTACGGCTGCTGGTGAACTGGTGGTTACCCCGTCTGTTGCTGACCTGTTGACTGGTAAGGCTCGTCTGATTGTTCAATACATCCGTCGTGGTCTGTAAACGGTAACTCTGTTTCATTAACAACTATAAAGATGAAAGTCTTTAGGGGGGGTAGGGGTTTCGCTCCTATCCCTCTTTTATTTCAAAGGAAACTAAAATGGCAAATCCTACTAAAGAAAACAGCCAACTGGCGGATAAAGTTGGTAAACCTCTGATTGGTTCTCAACAAACCAATGTACCTGTTGTTGTAGATGCACTTGATGGTGCTACTCTTACTGGTGATACTCTTACCACTAGTGCTACTCCGACAGTAGATGAATTGGAAGCTTGCGTTGGTGTTCTGGGTGGTAAAGTCAATGCAATCTTGGCAATTCTGTCTGCACATGGTTTGATGGCTGACTAATAGGAGTATAAAATGGCTGTACAGCACTCGGCAATTCCTGACGCGCAACTTCACCAGCCCAAAGGGGCTAGTACGGCTGCTGTCAATGAAACAATACATTCTGATGGGGCTGGTGCAACCACATGGGAAAAGGTATCCCCTCCGCATTTGGAGGGGATTACTGGTAATGGTAGTGTAGGGATGCACATTGATAGTGATGGGGCAGGTGGTTTCTCTATGGACTATCTACCACATGGTACAATATACTTTACTAATTATGCTGCTCCTTATGCACAAGCTTGGGCGGCTGCTTATGCAAAGATTGGTGTCACTACTACTGCTTCTGGTAGTCCAATAGGTTTCACAGAAACAACTACTAACCGTTTAACCTATACTGGTCCTACTCGTCCACACTTTAGGGTTCAATGGGCAATTTCTCTTGACCAAGCAACTGCTGGTAATCTAGATATTAGTGTTGCTGTTTATAAAAATGGAGCACTTGTTTCTGGTTCAGAAGGTACTTTTACATCTGTTCCAAATATTAAAGTTATGTTGTCAGGACTAACTGACGTTGATCTTGCAGTAACTGACTACATAGAACTATGGATTTGGAATCGTGGTGGTGCAGGTACAATTAATATCTATCACATGACTATGATGGTGTCGGAGGTTTAATATGGCTAAGATGACACTATTAGATATAGTACAAGATGTATTGTCTGATATGGAGAGTGATGAAGTCAATTCCATTAATGACACCACGGAATCTTTGGAAGTTGCTCAGATTGTTAAGTCTACTTATTACAATATCATTGATGGTAAGCATTGGCCTTGGTTGAAAGAACTGTTCCAGTTGACTGCTTTGTCAGATACAACTAAACCAACCCATATGCAGATTCCTGAAACTATTGAGGATATTGAATTCGTAAAGTATAATAAGCGTAAACTTGCTGATACACGAGATTTCTATTCCACTCTCAAGTATAAGACTCCTGAAGAGTTCTTGCTCATCCTTGAAAGACGGGATTCTTCTGCTTCTGATGTTCTTGTTGTTACTGATTATAGTAACACTAAATTGAATGTTTATACAGATAAAGCACCTGAATATTACACATCTTTTGATGATAACTATGTAGTATTTGATAGTTATGATTCTGCTATAGATACCACTCTGCAAACATCTAAAACCCAGTGTTATGGTCGCCGTCACCCCACTTGGACAATGGAGGACACCTTTACTCCTGACCTGCCAGTTCAGATGTTTAGTTATTTGCTTAATGAAGCCAAGGCTACGTGTTTCGCTACTCTTAAGCAAACAGTCAACCAGAAAGCGGAACAACATGCGATCTCGCAGAGGCGTCGTCAGAGCCAGGATGCCTGGAAACTTAACAAGGGTATTCGTTATCCTAATTATGGGAGAAAATAATGGCCTGTAAGAAGAAGAAAAAAAAGAAATGAACACTCAAGATACTTCCTTTGTGAACAAAGAGAAATACAGTAAGACAAAGAAGAAGAAACCTAATCCTAAAAAGAAACCTCAAAAATGAAAACCTTTGAAACACCCGCTGGTAAAAAGATTCAACTGAAGATTCAAGAGAACTCTCGTTTGATTAAGATAGAATTTGCTACTGGTGGTGAACTTCCCGTAGAACTTTCAGGTCTATTCACTACTGAACGAGAGGCATCTTTTGCAGTTATTCGTTATCTAGATTCTGTGAAGGACAAGAAACTTCCTAAAGAAAAAGAGTAATCATGGCAAAGGTAACCTCTGAAAAGAAATATGTCACCTTTGTAAAGGGACTTATTACTGAAGCCAATCCTCTTACCTTTCCAGAGAACGCCTCTCTGGATGAGGATAACTTCGACCTAAAAAGGGATGGTTCTCGTGAACGTCGCCTTGGTATTGACTATGAAGATGGATATACCTTAGTTAATACAGGGATTACTTCTGGTATTATGGCTGGAACCAAAACCTCTTTTCATCGTTGGGATTTTCCTGGGGGTTCTGCTGATGTAGTCATTGGTGTTATTCGTGCATATAATAAACTCTGGTTTGTAAATCTTCTTTCTCCCTCTCCTTCCTCCAATCTGTTAAATGGAGGTAATCCCATTACTATTTCCGGTCTTGCTAATGCGGAAATAGATACAGCAACAATTACAAATTATTTTGTTATTGCTTCTAGTGATCTTACTTGGCCTGTTCTTTTGTCTTATGACAAAACGACAGACACAGTATCACAGGAAGATTTCCCTATTCAAGTTAGAGATATTTGGGGAGTAGATGATGAATTAGAAATAAATAATAGACCGGCAAATTTACTTGCGAAACATGAGTATAATCTACGTAATCAGGGATGGTCTTCTCAAATTGAAGTTCCTACAGTAATATATGCTTCTTGGCAATTAAATCATGCCTATGTTATAGGTGATATAATTACTTATGGTGGAAAGTACTATACTTGTGTAATAGCACATACTTCTACATCAGACTCTCATAATTTTAATGGTGATATTGGTAATTGGTTAGAAGTAACTAATATAGATACATCGACAATTACACCTACTAGAGTATTCAAATACAGCTCTAACTCTTGGGATTATATAGACCAACAAGTATACTCTCCTATACTTGCATTAACAAGCACTAAAAATATACTTAATGTATACCCTAGCAATGCTGACATTTGGACATTAGGTAAAATAGGGGCATCCACTAGTACTAATTTTGAAAAATATGATGCTAATTCTCTAAAAAGAAACTCCATTGATAATACAGAAGCTCCTAAAGGGAGTTTCATTATTGATTTAAAGGCAAGAGGTTCTTCCAGAGGAATTCTTACTGGATTTACTACGTTGCCTTTGGATAGAGAAGAGGGGAATGTTACTACTATTGCTGCTTATGCAGGAAGACTGTGTTACTCTGGTATAGCATCTAGTATTGTTGACAAAGATAGTAGGTCTCAAAATTTATCAGGTAGTGTTTTATTTTCTCAGATAATTGAGAACAAAAACTCTTTTGGTAAATGTTATCAAGAAGCTGACCCAACTTCTAGTGCTATTTCTGATCTTGTAGATACAGATGGTGGTATAATTCAAATCCCCGAAGCATCTAAAATTGTTAAACTCGTTTCTGTAAAAGACTCTTTGATTGTCTTTGCAGAGAATGGAATCTGGGAAATATTTGGAGATGCAGGTGGATTTAAAGCTACTAATTTTCAGATTTCTAAAATCTCTTCCACTGGAGTTTCCAGTCCACATTCGATTGTGGCGGCGGGAGCCTCTGTAGTCTATTGGGCTAAAGCTGGTATTTTCGCTTTAACTTCTAATCCTACTACCGGTAGATATGAGTCTCAAAGCCTTTCTTTGACAACTATCCAGACATACTACGAGGAACTCTCTGATCTAACTAAGAAGTATGCACGAGGTTTCTTTGATGAAAGAGAGAATCATATTCGTTGGATATATAATGATACTGCTGATTATGCAGAAGATGTGAATGTCAATTCGTATAATCGAATCTTAAACCTAGATATGACTTTACAGGCATTTTATAAGTACTCCATAAGTTCTCTTGGTACTAGTTCTCCTATAATTTCTTCTTTTGTAGATATTCCTCAGAATGTCTCTGGTACTGCTGTAGCAGATGTATATGTAGACAATGACCCTGTACTTTCAGTAACAGACCAAGTACAGATTAATGTATCCTCCACCACAGCGAGAACAAGTAGATACAATTTCCTTACCTTTGTTGGTTCTAGTTTTACTCTCAGTAAATTTAAAGAACCCTCCTTCATGGATTGGAAATCTGTTGATGGTGTAGGCGTAGACTATTCTAGTTATCTGATTACTGGCCATGAAGTGTTTGCTGACACAATGAGGACTAAACAAATTCCTTACATCTGGTTCTATTTCACTAGAACCGAATCTGGATTTGAATTGGATGATCTTGGAAATATTGTGGCAAAAACACAATCCTCTTGTCAAGTACAAGCAAGATGGAATTGGGCCAATAGTGATGTACAAGGAAAATGGGGAACTCAATTCCAAGCATACAGATACTTGCGTCCATATATTCCTTCTGGTCTTGCTGATACCTATGACACAGGAGATTCTGTAATCGTTACTAAGAATAAATTCAGGGGAAGTGGAAAATCAATTTCTATTAAATTCCAATCAGAACAAGGTAAAGACATCAAACTTCTTGGTTGGGCTTTGATTGTAACTGGAGACGGCACACCGTGATAAAGTTTATCATTACAGGACTTCCACGTTCTGGTACTACTTGGCTTTCTGTGTTTCTGACTACTGATGATTGTGTTTGTTTACATGACCCATTTGCAACATATACTCCAGAAGAACTAGCAAAATGGGAAGGTGGTGTTAGTGATACGGCTCTTTGGTATTATGATGATTGGTGTAAAGCAAACACAGATAAGTTTATCATCATAGATAGGAGTAGAGAAGATGTTGCAAAGGCACTATCTGAAAAATCCTTACCTACACTACCTGAAGAAGTCTATGACACATTCGCACAAAAGACAAGTGAAAAAAGGATAATGTTTGAAGTTTTGTTTGAGGAAGAAACTATACAAGAACTATGGGAATATATCTATCCAGAGAAACCATTTAATAGAGATAGATGGTTGCAATTAAAAGAAATCTATATGTCCCCAACCGTAGTAGAAAGACAACATGAAAAATCTAAAACACTTACAGAAGTTTAAAGGCAACCCTAAAAAGTATCAGGGGGGTTTTATTGGTGCAGCAGCTCTTGTAGTTAGTATTATTGGTCTGGGTGTTTCCTATGAACAGGGACAACAGGCCGCTTCTTCCGCTGAAGAACAATCTAGGGCTAATGAAAGGGCTAGACAAGCTTCTGAACGTGCTGCTAATGTACGTGCCCAACAGGAAAGAATTAAGACACAAAGAGAGGCTAGAATAGCTAGGGCACAACTTGTATCTGGTGCTACCTCTGCTGGGGCTGGTGTTGGTACTTCTGCTCTTTCTGGTGGTAAAGGTTCTATCTCTTCTCAACTTGGAGCAAACATTGGTTCTATCAATGTAGCACAAGATTTTGCAAGTCAAGCCTCCACAGCAAATCAACAAGCAGCTACTGCTGGTGCTGAGTCTACACGTCATCAAGCCATTGCTTCTCAATGGCAAATGATTAGTAATACAGGATTCTCTATCTTCCAACAGAACAAACCACAAGTAGCAAAGGCACAAGCAACTACTCCTGCAAGAACTATTGGAGTTGATGAATTCTCTACTTATTTCAAATAATAAAAATGTCCATCACAATAGATGATATTCCTGTTGTAAATAAACAAACTCCTGTAAAAGAGAGTGATATTTATTACGCCTCTAATTTAGCTGGAGGTAGTCCTGTAGAGAACTATCTTAATGCCAAGCAAGAAGTTGCTATGACAGGGGATTCTACACTTGTAAATCAAGAGAAGGTTAAATGGGCACAAGAGCAAGCAGACAGAAATCATACCACTGTTTCAGATATGATTTCCGATAATACTCTTCCTATTGAGACCCGTCGAAAAGTAATGGAAGCCTATGTACAAGGAGCAATCCCTGTGCAAGACTTGCGCGACAAATTCATGATTAACGCCGCAGTTACCGATGTCTCTCGTGATGTTGAAGATAGAGAAGCACAAGATGCTACTGCTGATGCTCTCTACCAACGAGACTTGGAGAAATCAAATGCAGCTAAACAACAAGCTATTGAAGAGGGTGCAATTAAACTTAGTGATATACTGGCTGGAGCACAAAAGTCTGCTGCAACTATTAGCAGTGGACTTGTGCTTTCTATTCCTGCTGGTCTCATTGGGGTAGCCTCGTTACTCCTTGAACAAGACCCAGATAAAGCAGCCGAACTTGTAAAGATTATTCAAGGTTATGCTTATACACCTAAAGACGAAAATACCAGTGATAAATTATCAACGGAGTTGACTCAAAAAATAAGTGAACTCTCTGAGACAATAGATGTCCCTTTTAAATGGATAGGCGACACAGTTCTCACATTGCCTTATGCTTATGTTGAGAATGGTGAAGTTAAAACAGTCCCTCTCGGTCCTGAATTTGCTGCTGCTGCTTACACAGCAGGAGAGGCAGTAGGGTATATTGGTGGATATAATATTGCTAAAGCTGTCCTAAAAGGAAAACCTAATGTTCCTACTGGTTCTCCTATGGATACTATTGAGACTGCCTCTAAAGAGCAAGCCTCTAATTTAACTGCTCGTGCAATGGCGGATGAGTCTGGTCGTATTGCAACTGGTGTTGGTTCTACTAAAGAGCAACTCCTGAATACCTATGTTCTTCCAAAGGTAAAGGATGAGTTTGGTCCTATTCATCCTGATGCTCGTGAAGCTATCAATGCTATGGATAAACGTCTGTATGCTGTTGCAGCAGAGACTGAACTCAATGCCAATGTGTATCCTGTATCTCAGATTCTTTCTGAAAGAGAGTTGTATACCAAGATTCTAACTGAACAAGAACGTCCTCATTTGTTGTTATCTTCTTCTATTCTGGATATTCCGGCAGAGACTAAACTGTATGGACGCTCTGGTAAGGACTATGAGGCTCTTGTAGACTCCACAGCTACTAAGTTGGAAGGTACTGCTGTGTTTGGTCGTAATGCTAACTTTGGTTACAAGACTGAGGCTGGTGCAGCCAAGTATATGAAGAAGTTGGAAGAGAGCGTTAAACATCTTCCTGACCCTGGAAAGTTTGAACTCCTGAAGAGAAACGATCAGTTCTATATCTCTTGGAAGTTTACTCGTACCTATGTTCCTCATGAATCTCTAGCTTTCGGTGACGATGTTCTTTCTGCTCATCTGTTCTCTAAGAGCATTGATATTACTGACTTTGCTAATGGTACTATTGGTAAGCACATATTCCCTGCGTACATGCGTATGAAGGAAGAGATTCCTACTACTGGTGCCTCTGCTGCCCGTGAAGAATCTCGTGTTGAATCTACCTTCCTTCGTGAAGCACGTGATACCTTTATGAAGACCCAACATCCTAAAGAGTTGGAATCTACTCTTCGTATGGGTGAAGAACAAGGAAAGAGTTTTACTGCTGAAGATATTCAAATGCAGCATCCTCATCTCACTAAAGTTGAGACTGATAAGATTCATGGTGAATATGTAGCATATCGTCGGATTGTTGACCATCTGTATAATATGACGGATAGACAATTCCGTAAAAATCTTGTTGACAAAAACATGAAAACCCTGTATAATAATAAGGGTGAGTTCGTTGGACATGCTACAGAACCTCTTAAAGAAATTCCTGATGGCGTAACGCATGTATACGACTTGGATTCTAAATCTGTAGTTAAGATTAATAAGGCCCTTCCTGTAATTCAAATGAACTCTCCTATTCGTGTAGGAGACCATATTGTTAATTACGCACACATGCCCTCTACTTATCAACTAGGCCCTGTCCGTGCAGGTGCATTGACAAAGATTCCTGGTTACATTCCTCGTTCTTATAAGGAATGGTTTGTAGTAGATAGAGTTCCTAATGCTCTGTGGGTTGATGGTAAGAAGATTGCTACTGACCAATTGCGTAACTACAAACAAGCTGTGGCTATGGCAGGTACAAAAGCCGAACTTGATACTTTGGTTACTAGGCTTCAGAAAGAGAAACCTGACTATAAGTATGAGGCACGTAAAGAAGAAAAGGACATCAATGATAAAATCATGCACGATAGCGAAGTATACGATACTTATTTGAAGCAGATTCACCAGCGTGGTGACCGACTGCCTTCTCTGAATCGTCCTGCTGAAGTAGAAGACGTGCTTGTTGCTTTGACTAAAACTATTCGTAGTGTCTCTAAAATGGCTGCATGGGATGACTTGAATAGGGTTCGTAGAGATAATTTTGTAAAGGCTTATGGTGATTTTACTGACCATAAATTCCCTCAACAAATAAATGAGATTCGTCCTAAGAAACACATGACTCCCAAAGAAGAACGTGACTTCTTGGCTGCTCAAAGTGTGTATGCACAAATGGAACGTGAGCAAATCTCTTCTACTCAATCTGATATTGTATGGCGCAATGGTTGGAATAAAGTCGCCGATGTAGTAGAAACTAAAATGGATGTAGACGCTCACATTCTCCGTGAATGGGGTGAGAAAGGATTTATTCCTGCTCGTACTATTAAAGCTTTTGGTTCAAATCTTTTCCTGTACTGGAGACCTATGCGTATGTGGGTGATTCAACCCCAACAATGGAAGGAACTTGTTCTTGTATCTCCTTCTTACGCAAAGCATTTGTCTGAAATTGTTCCTATCACCAATGGTTTGCTAACTCGGACACACACTCTTAAAGGACTGAAATCCCTTTCTGATAATATTGGTCGTAAAACAGTACAGGACTATGACGCTGTAATTGCTGCTCTTGAAGAGTCTGGTATTGTTCAGTCTGTTGATATGAACCAAATGGTGCATGGTATTTGGAAAGATGCCACTAAGGAACTTGCTCCTAAACCTGAAAAGGGAGTTCTTGGAAGCACTAACAAACTAATTGAATCTATCTCTGATGCTGCTGGAGTTCCTGGAAAAGTTGGTCGTGGTATTGGTTACAATCCTTCTGAACTTCTGAACCAAGTATCTATTTGGTTGTTTGCTCGTCATCGTTGGATGGAGAAGAATCCAGGTAAGAATTGGAATACTCCTGAGAATCGTGCAACTATCGCTCGTGACCAATCTTTGTATGGCCACATGAGTTCCACTCGTGCTGGTATGTATGGTTGGCAAGAAGGTATGATTAGTACTTTCACTCAGTTCGTAGCCATCCCTTGGAAATCTACTCTCCAGATGATTAGTTCTAAGCAGTTCTCTGGCCCTGAGAAAGCACGCCTTGCTGGTGCTAGATTGTTCTGGTATGGTAAGTATGGTATCCCTCTTGGATATGTAATGTATCAGTCAATGGAAAAGAATCTGGAAGAAAAGCAAGACCGTGAAACTCTTGCTGCTTGGACAGAATCTGCAACGGATAGAATCTGGAATGCCACCTTGCAGGCAATGTTTGATGCAGGTAATGAGAAGACTAAGGTAGACACCAAGAATCTCTCTACTTCTATTGATGGGGAATATGTTTGGGATGTAATCAATACACTGTATGAAATGGGTAAAGGGAATACAGTTGAGACTCCCAAGATTACTTTCCCATATGAGAATGCTACTGGTTCTCTCTTCGAGGCTGTACGTACTCTGTATGACATCTTCAAGGTAAATGATGCTGGTCCTGCAGACATGGAGAGTTGGAAGGCTGCTGCTTGGAAGTCTGTTTCCTTTGCTGGTACATTCTCTGACTTTAACAAAGCAATGTTGGCTGAGGGAATGAGCAAGGCAGGTAATCAGAGTGGTTATCAACAAACTCGTGGTGAGGCAGTAGCGAGACTCTTTGGTATTCCTCCCGCAGAAGAGACTATTCTGAATATGGCAAGTCTCTCTCAAATCAAACGTCGTAAAGAGATTGAGAATACTGCCAAACAGATTCATCAACGTCTGATTGCTGTGATGAATGCCAAGTCTGTTGATGAGAAGGATGAACAGAAAGAGTATCTTGATGGTCTGCAATCTTTCTTGCAAACTGTACCTGAGTACTATAAAGATGAATTGACCAAGGAAATCTTTAAACTTGATCGTAGAAGTTGGAAAGATAAAAAGGAATCTGTTCTGTTGAATCTGTATCGGAATGGCGCGGATGCTCGTGACTCTAAATACTTGGAAATGCGTAATGCTCTTGAAAAGAGTCAAGACCCTGAGATTAAGTCTATGTTGAAAGACTTGGAAGAAATTAAACAACGGAGTATCAAATAATGGCTGATTTTTCTGTAAAAACAACTGGACTTTCTGCACCTGACTTGCGTGCAGCTTCTAATGTCTCTCCTGGTGTACAAGATAATTCTGGTGCTATGAGAATTGGTAATCTCACGAATCTTATTAAAGGTGGTTCTGAGATTACTGGAGAAGTCTATAAGCAAGCTCAAGTTCAAGATTTTAGTACTGCTACTCAAGACACTATCCAACAGTATATGGATATGCGTGAAAATCCTGAGTTGGCTAAAGGTTCTCTCACTGGTGCTGCTGCAACTGATGTGCAATCCTCTTTATTCCCTCAAAGTGGGGAACAACTCTCATCTGTTGAGAAAGCACAGAAAGAACGATTGTCTACCTATCAACAAGCCTTGTCCGAAGGTGTGATGACTCCTGATGAGTTCTCTGATAGGGTACTCTCCAATCTCCGTGAAGCTACCAATAAGAATCCTGGTCTATATCAAGAATTGAAAGCAGAAGCTGCTCGTGTTCTTGAACTCTCTGGTATCACTGGTATTGTTAAATCTGACCAACTCCAAGCTGAAGCTAAACAGAAACAAATTGAAAATCTTCTAAAAGATATGCAGGAGCGTGCTCGTAAAGAAAACATATACTATGATGTCACTACTTCCTATTGGGATTTAGCACAGCAGGTAGAACACGCTGAAAAAGGTACTCGTTCTTATAATATGCAAGTACGTGGTGCAGAACAGTTTAAGATGCTTAGTCAAGAACAAGCTCGTAAATGGGTAGAAACTAATGGTAATGATGTAGTTCGTGGTGGTCTTTCTAATGCAAACAATGTTGTCTTTAATATGATTGACAATCTTGGCATCACTGCAGATTCCTATCCTAAGTATAAAGCACAACTGTCTTCTCAATTCGATGGATTGAAAGAGGTGTTCCGTGCTTCTATTCCTGTAAATATCCTACAAGACCCTAATGTACAAGCAAATCTCAAAGCTTACAATGATGGTCTTGATTCTGTTCTTAAACGCTTTGACAATCTTGTAACAGGAGAAGATTTCAAGAAAGTTGCCTCTAATGAATTCGAGATTTTGAAGATGAGTCAAGAAACTCATCTGAGAAAAACCGTGGATGTCCCCTCCATTGAACTCTCTACCAAACTGGCAGCGGCAGTTCCTGGAATTGTAACTCAATCTCCTGAATATCGTCAGAAGATTTATGATGCCGGTGTAGCTATTAGTCAAGGAAACTATCAGTCTCCTGCTATTCAGGAAATGGTGCCTAAGAGCACTAAAGATAACAAGAGTGCCTCACTTATTAAAGGTGCCATCAATGTTGGTTTAGAGTCCGGTGATTACACTGGCTTTAATAGGACTCTCGAAGCTGTGAATACTACAACTCCCAATATCGAGAATCCTAAAACTCGCCTCCAGTTCTTGTATAACAATCTGTCTGCTATTGCTGAACAGAAACCTATGAAACTTGATGTGGCAACTATTGGTAAAGTTGAAACTTCTATAGGACAACTCTTGCATGACAACAATTTCGGAATTGAAACACTCAATGAAACAAGTGCTGGAAAGAAAGTTAAAATGGATGTTCTACCATCCGGCCACCTTATGTTTACTGGAGAGGATGCAGGTAAATTCAATGCAACCTATGCTAACAATATCAACGTCGCCCTACGTGCCTATGCCAATGCACACAATCAAACGATGTCGGAAGCAGCTAAACGGTTTTATCCTAAGTATTTTAGTGGTATTGTCAACTCTGGTGCTAATAAATAATATGGAACTATCTAATAATTTTAAAGGTATTATGGGGGAACAAATAGAAATTCCTTCTGAGGAGACTATGTCTGCAATGTCACACTCTCAATTAGCTGGACTTAGAAATGCTAATTCAGATAATCCAAAGGCACAAGAGTATTTAGCCCCTTATGAACATAGAGCTTTCTCTAGAGAATGGGTCTCAGAGTCTGGAGTAAATGCAATTCCTCTTGCTATAGCTATCCCTGCCTATTCAGCAGCTAAGGCTACAGGAGTAGAGACTATTGCAAAAAAAGCAGGTTTATTAGAAGATGATAAACAAGAAGCTACTCCTACTTCTTTAGCACAAATTAAACAGGGGTTTATCGGGATAGGGGAGGGACTTAAAGCTTATTTTGTAAAAGAAGAATCACAACCAATTATACGAGAAGTTTCTCCTGAAGTACAAAAACAATTAGATATTCGTAGTAAGGTAGAGAATATTCTTCCTAGTTTAATTAAGACAGAGTCTACAGGTAAACATAGGGATGCTAGTGGTAATCTAATTGAATCTGAGGTTGGTGCCAAGGGCATCACTCAAGTTCTCCCACAGACAGCAAAAGACCCAGGATATGGTATTAAACCTTTACAGAATGATAGTAAAGAAGAATATATCCGATTTGCCAAAGACTATCTAGGAAAGATGATTCATATCTTTGATAATGTAGAACAAGGTATTGCAGCTTATAATGCTGGCCCAGGAGCTATCCATCGTGCTATCTCTAAGGCACAACGAACAAAAAGGGACTGGAAAGAGTTTATTCCAAAAGAGACTAAGCAATATATACAGAAAGTAAACTATACTCCAGATAGTTCTGAGGCTACAAGCCATAAACCACAAGTAACTGATGTTATGGGATTTAGAGGTTAATCATGAAACTTACTCTTATTAGAACTAAATATACTGATAAATCTACTACAGGAATTCTGTATATAGATGGTATTAAAGAATGTTACACCTTGGAAGATAAGGTAAGAGAAATTCCTATTGTTCCAATTAGTTTCTGGAAGAAAGCAGGAATAACAGCAATACCTCGTGGAACCTATAAGATAGTGATAAATATGTCCCCAAGGTTCCATAAGGAAATGCTAATGTTATTGGATGTGAAGGGATTTAATGGAGTAAGAATTCACTCCGGAAATGTAGCAGAGGATACAGAAGGATGTATCTTGGTAGGAACTACAGTTGGTACAGATAGGGTAAATCATTCTGTGGACGCAATGAAGCTCTTGTATCCAAAGATTAAAGCGGCCCTAGATAAAAAGGAAGAAGTCTCTATAACCATTAAATAAAAAGAGAAAATCATGACCATCGAAAACACAAAAACAACTATTGATGTGGCCGCAGCTAGTATTACTGTTGGAACAGTAATGAGTATCCTACCCGCTATTGCAGCACTATTTACAATAATCTGGACTATTATTCGTATCTATGAAACAAAGACTGTTCAGAAGATTCTTTCACGATGGCGAAAGAAAGAAGAATAAAGGACAAAAAAAAAGCCTCCCTAAAAAGGAGGCCTTCTTATTTAATGAACTGTTGTATTTGGTGGCATTGTAGTTTCTTCTATTTCTTTAATTAACAACTGAAACTCAATATGTGGACGTTCTGGATAGGACCATCTAAAGAGGGGGTGATCTTCACTTAAATCCATCCCCTCTTCCTCTTCCAACATATCAACCAACTCAAGAAGTTGGTCTTTAAGATTGTCTAAGTCTTCCATTATGGTAACTCACAACTTCCTCCAGAACAGGCAAGTGTCTGTGTGCCTTCAGTATTGTCCTCCTCCTCAACTAGACTAGACCAATCAATCACGGTAGGGATACTAGTAAGAAGTTGTTCATACTGCTCTTTGTTTATTTCCTCATAGGGTGCTTGCTGATAAGTATGATTAGAGTATGGTAGGAAACTGATACCACTAATCTCATCGAAGTGCTTATAAACCCAAGCTCCAACTTCCATCCACTCATCATCCTTAACAGAGATAGTTACACTTGGTTTATGTTCACACCAATGACGTTGGTAGATAAGCCACAGTTCCAATTGCTCTATTGCTGTTCTATCCTTCCTACAGATTGCCCCATCAGGAGCTTTTATGGGAAAGGAAAAGATTGCTGTGGATTCCTTCGCAGCAAGGTCGTCTTCAACAGGAACACCCTGACCTTTAAGATGGTTGTAAATTGGGTCTTTCTTATCCATTCTAATGCGTCGAATGTAATAAGGACTATGTCGAGTGTGAATCCCACTAGCACTGTCCACCAACTGGCTGACAGTACCGGAAGGTTTAACACAAGTGATAGCAGCAGAAGGTTCAATACTAAGTCTTTTAGAATACTCTTCATTTGTTTTCCTAGCAATATCTCGTAATTCTTCAAGAGAATAGGCAAGGGCTGTATCAGGATATTCCTCACCTTCAGGATGGTCACTCCAATTATGATTCATCCATTGATTATCCATAATACCAGTAAGACTGACACCTAACAAGCGTTCTTCTTCAGTATTCTTTTTCCACTCTTCCCCAAGGAATTGAAACTTCGTCAAGGTTGATTGTATTGTACCGAGAATAGTAGCAAGACGGACTTTTCGAGCAAGAGTTTCAAATGTGTCTTCTGCACGAACTACAACTTCCGTAAGGTTACAGAACTGTTTATCACGGAGAATAATCTCAGAACATGGATTACATCCATACTTATGAGTCTTATCTCTACGTCCCCATTTAGCTGCTTGAATCTGAGAAGCAACTCGATTATAAATACCACGTTCACCTGATTTAGATTTCATGAGAGCTAACCACTCTTCCATAAAGATTTCCATATCAGGTTTCTCAGTGTAGGCTACTGAATTATTAGAGATACGCCGTTGAGGACTCTGTTCCCACCATTGGCCAACTTTAGCCTCTCGCATACGGCGATCAGTAAGATTAGATAGACTGATAAGAGCGGAACGTCGCACACCACCTACCACTACAACCTCACCAATCATGCACATTACATCATGAATTTCAAGACTATTAAGTTTACGTCCCTGTGATTTCTTAAAACCTTCTACAGTAAAATCGAAAAGGCGTTTAAGTGGTTCAGGACCAGAAGCCCTACCACCAAAAGTAGCAAGCCTAGCACCTGCTGGACGAACCCTTGAAAAATCAAACGAAGGTATATCACCATCGTATAGAGCTGAGATAAGTCGTTTATATGCTTTTGCCCATCCAAGTTTACTGTCTCCTACAACAATTATGTCATCTACATATTCCAATTGTTCTGGAACATTAGGAAGACGACAGATTTCGTCTCGTTCACAACTGAATCCAACTCCAGTACCATTCATCAGAATATAGAGACATTCACTGAAGGCACGTTTGTTGTTTACAGCTAGATAGGAACAGTTATAAGCTGCAATATTATCTCGTTCACATGCTGCTCCAGCACTCATCATCAAACGCATGGAGGGCATAATCTCAAGATTCAAAATAGCGTGTCCAAGTTCCAACCACTCATCCCTAGAAATAGTAGGAGCTTTTGGAACAAGATAGGATATTAACCTATCAACTGTCTCTTCCCAAGTCTCCCTGCGTTTTAATTCAGGGAGATAACGAGAGTACCTAGACTTATGTATGATTGCTTGATAGGCAGAAGGAAGATTATTTGACATAGTTTTTAGTTTGTCCATTTAAATACCTATACACAGTCATTGTTGACACACCTACTTGTTTACCTATTTTGTCATAAGATAACAAAGAATCCCGTAAAGAATCTATTTCTTTTTGTTTTTCTTCAGATAAAATACATGCTTGGGAAAAGGTACTATTAAACAGAGGTCTTGGACTAGAAGACCAAATTAGTTCTGTTTCTAGAGTAAAAGCCTCTTCTGAAGTTAATTGAGAAGCAATAATCTCTACCCAAGAATCTGCTGTATATCCTTTTATAGTTAAGTCTAAAAGATATAAGTCATGTTGCTTTGACCTAAGCATTCCTTGAGCATACACCCAAGCTCTTCCTTTAGACCCTTTTCCAATATAAATAAGTTCTTTAGTTATTGGATGAGCATGGCGATATACATAATAGACTCTTTCCTCTTCTACTGTCTGGTAAACTGTTGGAAGTTCATGTTGTTGTGTCATCTACTTCCTCTGCTAGTTGTTCATATTTATCTTCGATGACATCTACGAAACGGGAAA